CTTCTGTATCTTCAATCCCTTGATCATCAGAAATGTATATTTCATACGGTTTTTCTTGAGGAGGTTCATAATCTGCTACCGTTGAAGGTGTTGAAAGAATGGCTGTTTCAATTGTCATTTCTCCATATGTCCTACCGTCACTGGAATGAGGTTTGTCCCATTTCTCACGAAGTAAAGCTGATTCTCTAAACATTGAATCCATTTTTGCTGCGTCTTTATCCGTCCAGAAGGCTAAATAATTACATAGTGCCATGTCTGTAGAAGAATGATCACCATTAATCAAAATTCCTTGAAAAAGGTCTTTTATGTTGCTGCCACTTTTACTGTTGAGCATTCTCTCCCATATTTCTGAATTGGAGAGGTTACTAATATCCTCTTTCTCAAACTCTCTTGTACTGGCTTTTGCTTCTGGCTTAGGCTTTTCTTTGAGGTATTTATCAAATAAGGATTTAAACTCTTCTGTCCGTTCTTCAACAGGTGTTTTTCCTAAACTGTTTCCGGTAAAGGTGAAATATCTGCCGTGCCTATAAACTTCTAAACCGATGGAAGGATTTTTTCTACCTGTACCAGGTCCTTTTAAAGGCAGCTTTCCTTTTGCAATGATGTGGATACCTTCACCACTTGGAGAATATTCGGTATAGCTTTGAATTGTTTCAATTACGTCTTCAGCTAATTCTGTAAGAGCTCCCTCACTTACACAGTGATCAATATCAACGCCTACAAAAGGATCATCCTTTGAAAACATAAAGCCTATACCGTCAAATTCACCTTGCTCATAAAACTTAATAATTGTTGGAAAGGTTGACCATGTACGCTTATTATTTGATTGAGCCAGCTCCCCATTAATTTGATATGGAACTTTCGTTGGCTTACCATCACGCTTTTCTGAACGCCATAGAATCCAATGAGGAGTGTTTTTTAATTCATTTGGTATATTGTGAAAGTTATGGTTCATTTGATTACTCCCTCTTTTGAAAAGGGAGCTTATCGCCCCCTCCTAATCATTGAATCTATTTTTATATTTTTAGAATGGAACTTCTTCATCTGAAACTGTAATTGGACCCGGTGCTTTAGCTTCTGACTCTTTAAATCCATTTACTTGTGCGTATTTTTTTCCGTTATGCTCACGTTCTCCAACTACTAGTCGAAGAGGTTTATTTAAAAAATCGTCAGCCCATTCTTTGTAACTTTTAAATGACTTACCACTTGGGAAACCGGCTGCTTTTGATGCTGCATGAAATCTCCACATTGCTTTTTCTGTTACTGTAAAGTTGTCATAAAGAATTTTTTGACCTTGGGATGGTTGATCTACATCACTACGAATTTCATAATCTACTACAACTTGATTGTTGCCTGATTGAGCTGTTTTCAATTCATAATTAACGACTGTTACTTCATATTCTCCTGGCTTAATTGGTTCAAATCCTTTAGCTTGTTCGTGATCTACTGTAAACATTTAAAATTCCCCCTAGTTTTTTTGAATTAATTCATTTTGTAGACAACCTTTTCGATCATCAAGTTGATTTTTTGCGTAAGTACTATTACTGGCACTTAAAACAAATCCTCGTTCACCATCAGTATTAACAAGAATTCTGCCAACTACGTCACATAATCCAAGTACGTTATTAAGAATTTTTTTGTTAATTTGTGGATAACTCCGGTTATACTGCTGACCACTGCTATCCGTGTACAAGTCATCTGTTTCCCAAGCAGTCCAGATAAGGTTTGCACCTAAATTCTTTAAATATCGCAAACTATTGACTACTCTAAACTGCATATATTGATAGTCACCTTGTGAAGGGACACCTTTGTTTTTACCTTTACTACCAAGGTCTGAAAGTAAGCAACGTTCTAATTCACTAATGTTATCCACAACAATGTTGTCATATTTATTTTTATAGTGTTTGTCCAAATCAAGAATAATCTTTTCCCATTCTTCCCAAGTGTTTATATTACTTACGTAAGCAATATCAATATCAGGTTGACCCTTTAGCACCTTAGTTGTTCTATCTACGTCAAGGACAAGTGTTTTGCCTGGAAAAAACTTAATAGACGATGTTTTCCCCATTCCAGGTGGTCCATAAATTAAGTAAGTTGCTTGATTGCTTTGTATTTCTGCAGCACTTGTTATCTGCATGATTACACCTCCACTTTGAAGCTCAAGCTTGCAGGCTCAATCTCTACGCCTTCCACAATTGTTCCGTTTGAGTCAATTACTACCGCCTGTCCATCTACTTCATGAATGTGGAGGACCTTCTTTAGGTCGCCCCATTTCACTTCTTCTTTGATGAATTCAGTCATGCCAGTTTCTTTCACATGCTGCAAGAGCTTGTCCTTATCAACTGCTTTAGTCTGCTCTTTGGTAGCACGACTTTTTGATTTACCGTAAGGTGTAGAAATGGTTTTAGCCTTTGGATTCTCTTCTAATTGCTTAGCATGATAAGCCGAGACAAGACTTTCAAAGTAATTCTTATCACTGTGGAGAGCAATTAACTCACGATTCTCCCAATCATTAATTCTTGCACGTTCCACATCAGCTAATTGCTTAACTTCTTTTTCTTTCGCTGATAGAGCAGCTAATTTACGGAAAACCCAGTTTAAACTTTCTATATCAGTAACCTGAAAAGATTCTTTTTCAGACTGTTCAGTGTTTTTAACCTCTAAAATTTCCAGTTGTTGAAGTTGGTTCATGTATAGAACATCCCTTCTATATTGTTTTTTCTACCTAAGTATGGTAAAAATAAATTGTCATTGAAACGAGTCCACTCTGCAAAGTGGGCTTTTTTATTGTTCACCTGCTATTTTTCTAACTGAATCTCTTCTTACATACTTTGCTATGCAAATCGAATCATCGTGAAGATGAACAGTACCCCAGTCAAGCATTCCTTGACCTTCCACAATATTGTGATTACAACCATCACATACAGATACAACTTCAGGCTCTTTCTCCTGCGGATCTGCAATCCCATATCCTTTTTTTAAAACCATTGGATTTTCAACTTCAGTCACTTTACCACCTCCTTTAAGGTAAAGGTTCCAATAACGTTCATGCTGCTTTCTTGCGAATTCAGCGATTTTTGCACGACCACCAAGAACCATATTCATTTCAACTTTTATAAAGAAATTGGAAAGCTCTAATGCGCCCATGTTATTCATATTGACTAGCTCCCTTCTCACAATTCGTCAAAGTATTTATTTAAAAACACTTTCATGTCTTTAGCTTTGAATAACCATCTACCGTTCTTTTGCTTAGAGAAATTTCTGACTCTTGGATCGTATATTACATACTCCATCAACCAGTCATATGAACGACTTGTTTCATATTGAAGTCTTTTCATATCCCACCAGGTACCAATTCCCATATCAATTAAGCGTTCATTCACTTGACGTTCAACTTCTTTTTCTAAATAGCTGTTGTCGATGATAACTTGAACAGTTGGCTGCACCTATACCTTCTCCTTTCATCCAACTTGTTGGTTTTCACGTTCCATAATTGGTAAGATACCTTTTCGACTTTTTAATAATTCATAAATGAACAATCGCCCTTTTTGAGTCCAATAAGTATGCATCTTACTTTTTTCTGAATCAATTGTATGTGTCTTACTTTGTGTATAACCTTTATCAGCGTACCGTTGATATAAAAGCCAGCAATCTCCCTGTCTATATTGGACACCTAATTCATGGAGAAGTTTATTAAAAGTTCTTGCACTCATTCCGTAATCTTTTGCGATTTTGCTTACGGATAATAGTGACTTATTTTGCAATACTAAATCATAATAAGTGGCTTTCGGCTGTAACTCATTGATGATTTGTTCTTTCTGAGCATTTTGAAGTTTCAATTGTTGTTTCTCTTTCTGTTCAATAATCCATCTTTCAGCACGTTGAATTGGATCATCAATTGTGTAAGATGGCTGATTAAGATTGAAGAGCTGTTTTTCCATTTCTTCAAACTTCGTTACATAAGCAGCTGTAAAAATAATCCCTTTTTCACCAGTCATTTTATTAGCTACCATGTCGCATCCTTTGCGAGTAAGGAGATAGCAAAGATAAGTCTTGTTATTACCATCCGATTTATAGGTACTTTCAACAAAGAATTCCTGAGAACGCAATTTTGCGTTTTCTAAAGTTCGTCTATAATTTTCGATGTCACGCAATAAATCTGCATGGCGTTTGTCAATCATTTCAGCTACATCTCTGCTATCTGTTAAAAGTTGACCGTTAATATTTAAAATATGCAATTTCATTTATAGCACCCCACTTATCATTTTGATAATTTAATTATCAATCGGTATAAAAAAAGAGATAAATTTATTGACGATAATATTTTTATCCAATATAATAAATAATAGATAATTTAATTATCACTTTAAACAAACTTAATAGACGAATTTTTCAAAGTAATCCGGAAACAGTTTTTCTACAGGTTCATTGAAGTAAGCTGATAGTTGAAACATCAAATCTCTGCCAGGAGTAAATGTACCATTTTCTATCATTCGTAAGTAAACTGTAGAAATGTTATTATCTTCAGCA